ACGGGGCCGCCTCATCCATGACCTCCTCGCGGAAGCGGGCGATGAAGGTGGCCCCGTCCACGCGTCAGGCCCCGACGGAGGCGACCACCTCGGCCCATAGGGCCTGGTGCTCTTTGGTGTCGGCTGGGCGCACGCCGCCGGTCAGCGCCTCAATGGCGCGGACCTTGGGCAGACCGCCGGCGGTGAAGTCGTCGGCGCTGTTGCGTTCGGCGATGGCGCGCATCGCGTCCTTGATGGCGGTGATGCGGGCCGCGTCGTCGGGGGTTTTGGGGGCCTTGGGAGCCTCTTCGCCCTCGAGTAGCACGGGCTCGAGGCCCTGCTCGACGGCGCGCTGGTGCAGCGCGGGCGGCACGAACAGCGTGTCGCCTTTGCCAAACACCAGCACGTGGCCGAAGCCCTCGAGCACCAGCTTGCGCGAGGACGTGAACTTCATGGCTGAGCCTCGTTGGCGCGGCCGCCGATGGTGTAGGTGACCTGCAGGCGCAGGCTGCCCACGGTGACGGCATCAGCGAACGTCGGCGTCACCAGGATCGGCCTGCCATCGCTAACGTAGCCGGTAGGCGTCAGCGCGGTCAGGCCGGTGGCGGCGACGTTGATGTCGTTCTTGTAGCGGTTGCCGCTGGCGGCGTCGCCCACATCGATGGTCGCCGTGGCGGCATCAAAGGCGGTGTCGACGATCACTGCGCCACCCGTCACCACCGCACCGGTGGGCAGATTGACCACGGCGACGGCGACGCCGGTCTCGTTCATCTCGGCCGCCGAGATGGCGACCTCGGCCACCAGCGCGTACTGGCGGCCCGGGTTCAATTTCAGAGCTGCATTGGCCATAGGGCCTCCTCAAATCGGGTGGGCCCGGCGTACCGGGCCCTGGTTACGATCACTGGGCGACGTAGCAAGACAGCATGCCGTGGTTCTCCATGAAGCCGGTCACCGGGCTCATGAACTGCGGGTTCAAGAAGCCGGAGATCTTGCCCACGGCAATACCCTGCGAGTTGCTGTAGTCGTAGCCCTCTTCATCCCAGTACGGGTTGCCGATATCGGCGAAGCCCATAGCCTGAGCGCCGCAGAACAGGATCTGGCAGCCGTCCACGTCGCCCGTGCCGCCCCACTTGCTGTGCAGCGGGCCGCCTTTGGGGATCAGCACCGCACCGGACGCGCCGGAGGTGTTGAACACATGCTCGTACTCGTGGATGAAGAGGTTGTCGATCTTCACGGAGTTGCCAGTGAACAGCGGGTTGCTGCCGCCCTTCTCCTGCGCGTGGCGCAGGTTCTGGATGTACATGTCATCCAGCTTGAGCTTGGCCATGGCCAGGGGCGAGAGGAAGGCGTGGTAGGTCTCCTCACCACCGACGTTGACGCCACGGATTTTGTGCGTTTTGGCGTAGGCCTTGAGCTGAATGAACATCTCCCACATGGGGGTGTCGGTGACGGCCACGCTGGAGGTGGAGGCGTTGGTCTCCAGGGTCTTGGCCGTGCCGTTCCAGCGCAGACGACGGTAGCTCGTCATCGGCTGCACGTCGGCGGCGTACTCCAGGTTCACGAAGTCCGAGCCCACACGCGGCGCGCCGTTGTTGTGGGTGCTGAACGGCACGCCCGACAGGGCCAGGAAGCCCAGCTGGTCGTGGCGGTCGGCCTGCCAGTAGGCGAGCACGTCCTTGGCGTTGCGACGGAACTCGACGACCGACTTCTGGTCGGCCATGCGGCCCAGGTGGCGCGTGCCATGGCGCAGCTGGTCGATGCGGATGACCTGGTCGAAGGTCTGCGTCGCCTCTTCGTTGCCCTCGAGCTGGCGGTCGCCGGCGACACCGTCGCCGACCAGGTCGGCCAGCAGCGTGATGACGGCGCGCGAGCCTTTCTGATCCTTCTTCAGCTGCGTGATGCGCTGGATCAGGGAGTTGGGGCCGTCACCCATGAAGCGGGTGAGGTAGGAGTGGTTGCGGGCCTGCTTCCAGACGTCGCGCTGCCAGAGGGTCAGCTGCTCCTGGGTCAGGGCCGCGAAATTGGTCAATGCCATTTTGCGATCCTCGGTGAAAGATAAACGGGTTTGGTTGTGCCGAAAATCTCGCCTTCGACCTGCGCAATAGCGGCACTGTCGCTGCCGCAAGCATCGAATCGCCCTGTGGGCCGGCGCGAGGCGCCTGTTGCCGTAGTGTAACCGACAAAAGATAAACGGCGCAACGAGTGCGCCGTTTATCGGGGGCCGTGGCGGCTACAGCTCGTCGCCGCGCAGGCGCGCCAGGTCCTTCTCGCTGAGCTTGCTGAACTCTTCCTCGCTCATCGCCATCACGGCCTTGGCCGTGAGTGCGCCGCCGGCTGTGTCGTTGCCCGAGCCAGCGCGGTGCGTGGCCGGTGGGGTGCGCTTGGCAGCGTCGAGGTTGCGCTTGACGGCGGCGCCTCGGCGGTCCGCGGCGAGCTTGGCCGCCACGCCACCCTCGTCCACGCGCGGGTTGACGGTGGTGGCGCGCTTCTGGGCGCTGGTATCGGCGCCCATGACGCGCTGCACGGCGCGCTGCAGCGCCTTGGTGGGGGGCAAACCACGCTGCCGGCCGGCGGCCATCAGATCCACCACGTCCTGGTAGAGCTCTTCGTCGTACTCGTCCGCCTGGGGGTCGAGCTCGGGGTAGGCTTCCTCGATGCGGTCCAGTGTCTCGTCGTAGCGCACCTTCTCAACGGCGCGGGCCATGACCTCGGCATCGCGCTGCTCGGCGGCCACGGCATTGAGCTCGGCGTTCTTGCGCCGGATCTGCGTCATCAGCGCAGCGGCCCCCTTGGTGTCGCCCTCGGCCAGCAGATCGTTGTAGCGCTCCTCCATGGACACCAACTCGTCCTCGATGGCGCCCAGCGCTTCGTTGGTCTTGACGACCTGCTGCCCGGCGCGGCTCTGGGCCAGCTGCTCCTCGAGCTCCTCACGACGCGCGCGCTCCTTCTTCAGCAGCTTCTCGTGACGATCCAAGGGGATGAACTTGCCCTTACCGGTCTTCGGAGTACCGGTGTCTTTTTTCCCCTCGTCTCCCGCAGCCGGCTCGTCCGCACCCTCGCGCAGCTCACCCCCCTCAGGCTCGCCCTTCTCAGGCCCGTCCTCAGGCTCGTCCTCAGGCTCGCCCGCCGGCTCATCCTTGGAGTCGGCCGGGACGTCGTCGGAGGGGGTGAAATCATCGCCGTAGTCGGCGTCCCCAGGCAGGTCATCACCTTCGCCGTCGGTGGGGGCCTGGTAGCGGTGCAGCAGTGCGCGCAGTCGTAGGTTCATTGGCGTAGTCCTTTGGTTGGTTGACGTGTCTGGGGCTTTTGCGCCGCGGCGGCGGCCTGGTAGCGCATTTCGTCGGCGCGATCCTGGCGCTCGGCCTGAGCCTGGGAGACGCGCAGGGCCATCTCGTCATCGTGGCGGCTACGCTCCGCGCCCAGGCGCATATAGTCCATCTGGCGCCTGTGTTCGAACTCCGCCTGCTTGAGGCCGATCTCGTTTTCCGTCTTGGCCGCGTCGAGCTGCAGGCGGGCCTGCTCGGTGGCGGCGCTGGCGTCGGCCGACTCGTCACCGCCGGCGGCCATGAGCTGGGTCTTGACCTGCACCTCGCCAGTACGGGCCTGCGACAGGCCGGCGTCGGCGGCGGTCTTGGCGGCCTTGGCCTCCTCGATCTGGGTCTGGGCCTCTTCCAGGCGCTGCCGGCGCTGAGCCTGGGCCTGCGCCTCGGGGCTGTTCTGATCGCCCATCATGCGCTGGATGATCTGCTTCTTGTCGCGCAGGCGGCTGGTGTCGATCAGCACATCATCGGGGACCGGCACGCCGAGCTCACGCAGGGCCGTGGCCTGCTCGAACTCACTGTCCTCCAGGGTCTCGCGGTGCGGCACGGAGGTGATGACCACGTCGTACTCGCCGAGGGTCAGGTCATTGAGGATCTGCCCCTCGGGCGTGGGCTGGTTGATCTGCACTTCCTCGGTCTGCGCCATGGGCGAGCCGTCGGTGATCGTCAGTATGCGCGGCTCGGTGTAGAAGGTCTGCACCAGGTTCAGGATGTTGCGCGCCAGGTAGAAGTCGCTGCGCGTGAGGTTGTCCAGGGGCTTGGACAGCGTGGAGGTGGAGCCGGCCTGGCGCTTGGCCTGGATGGCCCGGGCAGCCACGTCCTCGCGGTCGAAGCCCTGCATGGAATCGTTGACGCCGGAGACGCTCTTGATGTGCTCCTCGGCCTTGAATGTCACGCGGTCCAAGCCGGTGGGCACCTGGTTCGGGGTGATTTTGTCCACCCCGTCCATCTCGTTGACCTCGAGCACCAGACCGGTCATCGCGCCTTTCTGCTCAAGCTCCTCGACGGTCATGTTGGTCAGTGCGCCGGACTTGACCTTCCAGCCGCTGTTGGCCGTGGTGTTGATGACGTGCAGCTCCTGGCTGGTGGCCTTGTTGAGCAGTTCCTGGGGGCCCAGCAGATCCTCCACCGTGCCTGCGGTCTTGCCATGCAGGAAGTACGGGAAGTACGGCACGATGGTGAAGTTGCCGTAGGGACTCCATTCGTCCTTGAGTACGATGTCGTCAGCTGTGACGGTCCAGCGGATGGCGCGCACCAGCTTCTCGATCACCTCGAAACCCGCGGCCTGGCGCACGGCGGCGATGCGTTCGCGGTCCCAGCCCTCCGGGATGCGGCGCATGTCGCCGGTGGTGGGGTCCACGAAGTGGCGCACCTTGCGCAGCTTGCGGTACTGACGGTCGATGGTGCGGATGGCGCGCACGGTATGCGTGTCGCCGTCGCGCTCGGTGGTGGCGAAGCTCGGCTGCACGCGGTCTTTACCGGCGAAGGTGTCGCGCGCGTCGAGGTTGGCGATGGAGTCGTAGCTGTAGTCGAAGGCGCTGTGGTCGCGCCCGCGCAGGAGGTCGGCGTCGGCCTTGTTGTAGAGCACCTCAATGTCGTCGGGGGTGACCCAGCTGGTGACGAACACCTCCCCCCATTTGGCCGGGTCGTAGGAGTTGGCGTCGGGGTCGAGCAGCACGCAGTTGGGGTTGAGGTGGTCAATCACTACCTCGCCCATCATGGAGTCGGTGTAGTCGATACGCACGTCGTAGAAACCGCGCCCGCTGATCATGCCGTCGGCGAACACGTCGCTGCGCAGCCAGGCGAGCTGGTTGTTGTCCGAGATCTGCTTGAAGACCTTGGTGAGCACCGAGGCCAGGTCCGCGTGCTGGGTGCCCACGCGCGGGCGAAAACT